GCCTTTAATATTAGTAGCCGATGTTGCATTGGCAGCAGTTTCAGTGATGAAGTTTCCATCTCTTTCTGCAGCTTCTTGTCTCATCGCTACTTCTTGGTTTTCTAACAATCTAGCTGTAACAGCTTTCTTGTAATTGTCGGAAATAGCAGGAGCAGATTCGTGATTTAGAACCGGGCTCCACTTTTCCATTAAGTTTGCGTCTGCGTTAAACATTTTTAGTTTCCCCTATATGTTTATATTATTTATTAAATTTGGATATTGCTTGAGTGTATCTGCTCATGGCATCAGATAAGTCAACATCTTGACTGTCCTGACCAATTAAGCTATCAACTTCATCAACTGATTCATTAACTTCTTTTGTAAAGTATGATTCTTTGACAGTTTTTACTTTCATTTCGAAAGTATCAGCGTCGTCAAAATCAATATCTTCAACTAAAGATGAAAGTTTTTCAGCTTCCGTCTCAGCAAGCCCTGAGGATTGTTGCCTTACAATTTCTGATCTTTGATAATCTTGAACAGAACCGTGTAATTTAATGTTATCCTCGGTTGATTTATTAAGGCTTTCTTCAAGTTCAGCAACCTGTGCAGACAAATCGTCTACTAGATCAACTTTACCTTCTGGAACCTCAATGTAATGTTCTGTGAACACTTTTTGAAGTGAAGTCATGAACTCTTCAGCAATTTCGGTTCTTAAACCGTTAGTTACTGCGACTTCATTCTCTTGCATCCAAGTTTCAACTACGTAGTTCATGTAGGAATCTACTTTCTCTACGAGTGAAGTTTGGATTTCAGAAACTTCTTCTTCTAGATTTTGCACATATTCGGCTTCTAATCTGTCAACTTCTTGAGCAAGCTTAGATGTTAACACTGCTTCAAAGATAGAACCAGCCTTTCCTCTGAATTCATCAGAAAGAGTAGCTTCTTCTTTAATTAGTGCATCTAAATCTTCATCAAAGTCAACTGCTTCGACTTTTGCCTTGGCCTTCTTCTTAGAATCATAAGACTCTTCCTTCTCGGAATCATCTTCTTCTTCTTCGTTGTCGTCCATTTCAGTCACTGCAACCATTTTTGCAAAGAGTTTTTGTGCATCTTCTTTACGGGCTTTCTTTAAGATTTCTACTGCAGCCTGGATTACTCCAGCCTTAGTTTTGGGAGTAGTAGGAGCTGATTCAACGGCGACTTCTTCTTCGTCTTCGTCTTCCTCACCTTCTTCTTCTTCTTCCTTAACTTTACCTTCTTCAAGTTCTGAGTCTGCCTCGTCTAAATTCTCATTTTCAACGAGCTCTGCATTCTCTTCTTGAATCGGCTCTTCAGTAGCTACATCTTCGACTGCCATATCATTTTCTAAATTGTCGATTGACATAACGTTCTCCTATAGTTTAGAGTTTAATTTAGAGAGGAAATTTTTAAAAGCTCTTACTTCAACATCAGCAGATGCCATGTTTCGAGCTTCTTTTATCTCAGTCTCAATTGATTCAATTTCTTGTGCAACTAGGACACCATTATTCCAGACCCAATCTACCCCTTCCATAATCCCATTTACAAAGGCTTCTGGAGCGGATGGATCTTGAACAATGTCAACAGTAGATAACATAAAGTCTTTTCCTACATGTTGTGTTCCATTGCGTTGTACAAGGCTTCCCATACCACGACTTGACACACCAAGCTTAACTCCACCTTCAAGCAAACCACTAACGATATTGCCCATAGGGGTATTTAAGATTGATGCTTTTCCTATAACATTACTTCCGTCCCATCGGAGTTCAGTAATCTTATGTGAAACTTTATCGAGATTAATAGTCGGTCCATCAGGGTGATTTAATTCACCAACCGCTCTACCAGTCTCTACTTGTTCTTTTATATATTTATTTACGGCGTTTTCTAGTACATCTCTTGCGTAAACACGACCATTTCTATTCTTCTGGTCTGCTTGCATGAAAACACCTTCAATGGCGAGTGTTTTTTTACCACCAACCTTTTCTTCAATGACCTCTAAATCACTGTCGATATATTCTGCAATTAGCTTCATACTTCTAGTTCCTCGCCCATCAGCTTAATAAAATCATTAGCTGATTTTTCAGCATCTTTTGCTGTCTTAAAGTTATCGTCCAACTTCTCGCCGTCGATATACACAGAGAAAGCTCTACCTTTTTGTACTACTTGTACATCAATCTTCTTTCTCTTACCACCTTTATATGACTTGACTTCCTTCTCTCCGGAACCAAGTTTAGTGGTTTTTTCTCTAAGCTCTACAAAAGAAAGCATTTATTTTTCTTCCTGTTTAGTCTCTGCTTTTCTATTCTGCAAATTTGAAGCAATTTCAATCTTCTTTGCGTCTAGAGCAGCACTTAATTTATCTGCCATCATGCTATTAAACTGTTTACCAGCACTAACATTATCGCCTTTTTTCAAATCACTAATTAAGTTTTCTATTGACATAATATTGTCCTCTCGTTATATATTTATACAATCTTGTACTCTAGCTAGTCCCATCTAGGATCATCTGCATCCATAGGTTCGTTTTCGCCAGATTTTTCTTCATCATCAATTTGCGCCTGAATCTCTTTAATATCATCATCGGTAAATCGTAATACTTTCTTTCTTACCCATTCATTAGAGATGTATTTACCTACGTATTCATCTAATGTGGCTAACATTTCAAATCTTTCTCTCCAGATTTCAGCTTCTTTTAATTCTGCAAAGTAGTTATCTTCAATAAAATCAAATGTAATGGATTCTTTCCACGTATCCCAATCTGAAGATACAATAATGCCTTTAAGAATTAATTGAGTTTTTAATGTCTGCATGAATAGATCACTAAAACGCTTTCTTAATCTATCAATAAACTTCTTAAACTTAACTTCGTCCCTAGAAATTTCAGTACTTCTACCAAGAGAAAATTGAGACTCTTGGTCAAGTCTATTAACAGGTACATTTAAACTTCTATATAATTTCTTTTGGAAGTAGATGATGTCGTCAATTTGGCCGAGGTTTTCCCCGCCTGGTAACGTGGTAATTTCTGTACCTCTACCACCTTCTCTACGCGGTAAGAAGAAGTCTTCGAGCATTGACATGTGCTTTTTATCATCTTTAATGTCACCTGTTTTTGCATCATAAACCATTTTATTTCTATATTGGCTCATAATATTTTTTAAGTATTCTTCGGCTTTACCTTTAGGTAAGTTACCAACATCAATATAAAAGATTCTACGCTCTGGTGCTCTACTTATTCTGTAAACAACCAGTGAGTCTTCCATCATTCTTAATTGGTTGACTGGCTTTAATGCCTTTTGTAAATAACTTAAAATTCTTTTTCTACTCGGATCAAGAACACCCGATGTACAATATGCAATAGAATCAGGGTGAATTTTCAACCCTTGATTACTATCTCCCATTTTAGTGTCTTGGAAAATAAAATATTCTTCTTGCTTTGTAATAATTTTTGCCCCAGTTTTAGGGTCTTGTTCTTCTTCGATCTCTTTTACTTTTCTTAACTTAGTAGGATCGATATATCTTAGCTCTCTGATACCTGCTTTAGGTTTATCTTTATCAATGATAATATGATATGGTAATCTACCATCAACATACCATCTTCTAAAAATGTCATGAGCATATGCATTAAAATTTAATAATCCAAGAATATGATTAAACTCTTGGGTTATAACTTCTTTGATTTTATCAGATGTTTCTACTTCATCTAATACAATCCTTACAGGTGTATCATCGTGATCACCTACAATTGCTTCATTTATAATATCTTCAACTGCAGCATCGCACTCAGGTTGAGTAGCCACATCTCTATATTTTAAAATTAAATCAATTTCATTCTTTGCTTTATCTCCATCTAAATCAAGATAAGCGCCGAAGTGACCTCCAGCCTGAATTACACCAGAACCATCTTCATCTGTATTTGGAACAAATGACGGCCTGATGGGTTCTTCCCCACCTTTTCTTTTGATCTCGAATCCGAAAAAATCTGCCATATTTTATACCTCAATAATATCAGGAGGGAAATTAATCCCTCCTTCTATTATATTTATACCTCTTTTAGCTAGTGGTATCTGACTCCCAATATTGAACTTGAAGTTCAACTGTGAACTCTTCAATTTGATTCTCGTTATCATAACTTAAATCAATTGCAGAAATATTAGTTGGGAAAGTCCCTCTAATATCATATTTCT